AAGCACGTCGTCATCGTGGAATGGAAGTAGGAGTAAACATGTACGCAGATTTTAAGGCATGGATTAAAGACATCAAGGACAACACTGGCATCGATGAGGCCCTCGTTGAGTTCCTCCGCACATTTGTGACGGTTTCAATCTCAGTGGCCCTTGGTCTTGGCATCCCGCTTCTAGACATTTCTGGTGGCGACTTCCGCACGATTATCTCGGCGGGTCTTGCCTCGGGTCTCCAGATCCTTGTGAAGTACCTCGATCCTAAGAACACCGCGTTCGGTGTGAAGGAAAAGTCCCCAGAGGAGAAGGCGGCTGCTGACAAGCAGTTTGACATTTAATGGGTAAAGAAGATCTTAAATGGCTTGTAGGTAGCGCAAAGCGCGGCTTTAAGTCCGAGGTACAGATCCGACAGGGCACTGCAGATAAATACGCAAAGCTTGTAGAGAAGGCTCGAACTGCTGGGGGTACGGTAACCATTGTTGAAAAAGGGAAAAAGCGGGACTTTTTGGTTAAGGCCACGGGCAACGCCGCATTTCGCGGGGGTCCAGCAGTCGGATCTAAGGCCTATGAGTCGTTCCTGGCCGCTGGCGGCAAGGTAAAAGGATCTGGCATTAAGGCACAGGGGTCCCTTCCAAAGGGAGTTTCTGCAAAAGAATTTGGCATTATGAAACTTGGAATGAAAACAGACAACCCATCGTTCAGGCGAAGGAAGAGGTTTAAGAAAAATGGCTAAGCGCGGTACATTCGGCGGAACCCGATTTGGAGGACCAGGGTACGGCAAGGCTGGATTCAAGCGTGGGTTTGGCCGAGCATCGTTTGGCCGCAAGGCAGACATTGGCCTTGGTGGCGGTATTGCCAAGGAAATGATGGACTTTTTTAAGGACATGCAGTCTGGCAAGTTTGGCATGACTAAGACGCCGCAGGCAGGTTTGCCTACTGAGCGCCCGTCAAGGCGAAAGCCAAGTCCAGTAGAGGGTCCTCTTTATGAGGCGCCAGCGTTTGTTCAGAATCCTTATTACGACAGCCCAGACACACCAGTGCCTGGGTCAAAGATGGGGCCACCGAAACCAACTGGCACGCCAAAGAGCAAGCCAGCTAAATTCCGACCGAAGCTTACGAGAGGAGCACGATAATGCCAAAGGTAGGGAAGAAGGAATTCGCATACACAGAAGCTGGCAAGAAAGCCGCTGAGGCCTACGCCAAGAAAACTGGAAAGTCTGTCAAGGGCAAGGGAAAGAATAAGTAATGCCAGGCAAGCCAGGTCTCTACGCCAACATCAACGCCAAGCGCGAGCGTATTGCTGCTGGGTCGGGCGAGAAGATGCGCAAGCCAGGTTCCAAGGGTGCACCTAGCGCCAAGGATTTTAAGGAGTCGGCCAAGACGGCCAAGAAGGCGAAGTAATGCCAAAGACTCCAGCATGGCAGCGCAAGGCTGGCCAGAATCCTGGCGGCGGGCTCAACGCAGCTGGCCGAGCATCGTACAAGGCGCAGACTGGCGGAACGTTAAAGGCCCCAGTTAAAAGCGGGGACAACCCGCGAAGGGCCTCGTTCCTTGCTCGGATGGGCGGAATGCCTGGTCCAGAGCGAGACGAAAAGGGCCGACCGACAAGACTCCTCCTAAGCCTTCAGGCGTGGGGAGCAAGCAGCAAGGCTGACGCGAAGGCGAAGGCGCGTGCGATCAGCGCACGAAATAAGGGGAAGGACAAGAGGGTTGCGAGTTGACCTCACGCAAGGATCTATTGCACACGATTTGGCTCTCGGCCGCACTGACGTCGAGTTCTTTGCTCGCAGGTGGCTTGGCATCCAGGGAAACCCTGGACAGGTCGAATGGTGGAAAGCCTGTGCAGAGCGAGATGAATCTGGGTGGAGACCGAGATACCTCACGACCGTCGTCTCCGCTGGAAATCGTGCGGGGAAAACGCTGGCGATGGCGGTCATCTGTTTTCATCATGCCTTCTACAAGCTCGGGTCTAAATCCCCCGACGGATCTGACAACGACGCTCGACGTTGGATGAGTCAGCCGTATGAGTGGTATCATATCGGCATCCAGCAGGAGACAGCAGAACTAGTTTACAGGGAGCTCTCGATTATGCTCGAGGGTATCCATCCAGCGCAGAAGGGGAACGGTTGCCCGCTCACGAAGGAGATTGGGGCAATTGCAACATACGACAAGAAGTACCGAGGGGAGTATCCGTGGATCAAGATTCACCCAACGTTCGGCGGGGCAAACATTCACTTCCGAACAACGCAAGACAAGGCCAAAGCGCTGCTTGGGAAAGACATGCACGGAATTTCCTTCGACGAGGCAGCGTTCGAGCCCTATCTGGACTTGATCTACCAAGAGGTGCTGAACCTACGGCGGCTCTCTACTGGCGGGCCCTTACACTTCATCGGAACGCCAACGGAGGGTCAGAACTTCTACGCGGACCTGTGGGATCGGGGAGACCCGAACAACCCGATGAGGGACCCGCAGTTCAGGAGCTTCAGGCTATCGACAAGGGATAACGTCGGGTACGGCTTGTCAGCCGATACATTTGATGCTATCCTACGCCAGCAGGATGCGTACCTTATCCCGCAGAACATTGATGGAGAGTTCATTGAGGCTAGAGAGTCTTTCTTCTCGGCAATCGCAGTGGACAAGTGTTTCAGAGATGATCTTACCGATGACGTTGCGCCAGCTGTCGGACGACGGTACGTGCAAGGAGTCGACCCTGGTATTGCTGCCGACTCGACGTGGGCTGTCACGGTTGACTATTCAGATCGCCAAAATCTACGCGGCGTCCGAGCTCGACGACGAGGAGGGAAGCAAACTATCCCTGCCGTTGTTAATATGGTGAGGGAGAGCCACCTACTGTATAATCAGGATCGCTCGTTCTGCACCACCGTCGTTGACTCCACTGGTCTGGGCGGTCGGTTGTTCCAACAAGAATTTAACGTGATCCGCCCGATTCGCGGGGTGGACTTCGGGGGAACAAAGGCGAAGAAGCTTGAGATGCTACATGATCTCAAGTCAATTATCGACAAGGGCCAGATCGCGTTCCCGCGTGTGGGCCCGTGGATGGAGATGCGCAAGCAACTCCTGGCGTACAAGCTCAATGACAAGAAGCTGGAAACAGACGCAGTCATGGCGCTCGCACTTGCTGTGCGTCACGCATTGAGGAATCCCGAGAAGGCAGTAGAAAACCCAACCTTCTCCTACTACGGAGCAGTTGATTAATGGCAAAGATTCGTCGCATCCCACGTGCGTTCCAGGATACCAAGGGAATTCCTGGGCAATACACCACCGACCCCGCCGTAGCGCCGCCTGCCCAGATTGAGTCCATCGGCAAGGCCTACGACAAGGCAAAACGCATTTCTAAGGGCCAGCAACTCTTTGAACCCCTTGGAGGTGGCAAGCCGCTCGTAACGTCGCTTAGCGAGCCTGCTACGCCTAATGGCGGGACTTCTAGGGCCCCTCGCGGGACAAGGAACCAGCGCGTACGCCGTGGTGGCGCAATCAAGACCAGCGTAAAGTTTACAGATCTTAACATTCCGTTGCTCGGCACGGACATCAAGGACCCTGTCACTGAGAGGAAGGCGCCTGCTCCTGCCAAACTCCCAGAGCAGTACGAGACCGCAATCAACATGGTCCGTACCAAGGCGAAGTTGATGAACCTCGACCCAGAGGCGGTCGACGAAGTCAAGTTGTTCCAGCAGATGCTCATGCGTCGTACGGACATGGAGTCCGAGCAGGCACGCCTGCGCTCGATGTTCCGACGCTTTGACAATCTCTATCACCCAACGACGATGACGCTCGGCGGTGCAGACCACTGGCCAGAAGATCCAAGCGCACGCCTTGCTGGCCGCGCCCACATCTCGGTCAACGTGCACCCCGCGTATGTCAACATCCCTGCGTCGCTGCAGGCTGTTCGACCAGTCATTAACTACGTCCCATCAAACACCGACCCAGAGTCGCGTACGCTCGCATCCGAGCGTGAGCGGCTCTTCTTCCGTTGGTGGGAGGAAAATGATTTTGACCTCTTGCTCGAGGACGCTTGTACGTTGAAGTCCCTTTACGGACACACTGCAGCAAAGATCTACTGGGATCCATACCTTGAGATTCCTCGCGTCTCCATTGTTGAGTCGCCAGAGAATCTATACCTTGGGTACGGGTCGTCAGACTTCCGACGCATTGACTGGTCGCTCTACGTCTACGGCCTATCGCCGCAGGCGGCCAAGGAGGAGTTCGGCATTGACGTAGTGCCAGTTCATCACGGCACGTCGACCTTCCTGTACACGACATCCTCAACGCACGACGACCCGCTGGCAAGCGTGTACCGCAACAACCTGGAGAAGAACCCACAGCGCAACCGTTCGCAGTATGAGCTCCAGCAGGTTGAAGTCTATGACTACTGGTACAAGAAGCCGACCGAGCCAGGAAAGCCGCCGATTGTGTGCAACTCTATCTTTGTTGGCAACACAATGGTCAAGAACGAAGAGCACCCAGAGTACGAGGGCATGATCCCGTACATTCCGCTCATCAACCAGCGCATCCCTGGCAGCCCGTACGGCAAGCCAGAGCTCTACGACGTGGAGCAGTTGCTCCGCGAGAAGGACGAGCGTATGAGCGCTCAGGCCCAGATGATCCACTCAACCGTTGGCGGGCAGATGTGGCAGCTTGTCGGCGCAGAGGCGCCTGACGAGGTACCACCGAATGCAATTCCAAAGCCAAACCGTATCGCCACTCCTGGACCTGGCAACGAAATCCGCAACATTACGCCATTTATTCCACAGTTCCAAGTGGAGGATTACAACCGCCGTATCGACCGCGAAATTGCGGTAGTGACTGGTCTTAATGACCTGCTGCTCGGACTTGCTCCGACAAGCGTGCTTGGTTCGTCCCGCGCAATTGCGTCGCTTGTGGCAAACTACGAAGCTCGTCTTGCGCCAAAGCGAAAAATTCTCTACACATGGCTTAAACAGGTGTGGGAAATGACTGGAAAACTTTGGTCGTCTAA